CTTCAAGACCACGAAAGAGTCGTATAACCGGCTTCTGTCGTTGGTGGAAGCGAACCCGGATGTGTCTGACCGGTTGACGTGGAAGGTGGCTTCCCCGGCGTCGGGTTACGAGATGCGGTTCCGGGGTGGGGGTCGGGTGTTGTTTATCGCCCGGTCGAGGTCGTCGGGTCGTGGGTTGACCGGTGACATGCTGGTCTTGGACGAGGCGCAAGACCTTGACGACGACGCGTTGGGTGCGTTGCTTCCGACGATCTCGTCTGGTCCGTTGCGGAACCGGCAGGCGTGGTATCTGGGGTCGGCCCCGGGGCCGATGTCGGCGGTGTGGAACCGGCGTCGGCGTTCCGGCCGGAGGGTGGACGCCGAAAGGCGGGCGTTCCTTGAGTTCTCCGCTGACCCGGACTGCGACCTGGATGACCGGGACGCGTGGGCTCAGGCGAACCCGGCGTTGGGTGTGCGTCTCATGGAGGACGCCCTAGAGGCCGAGCGGGCGGCGATGTCGGATGAGATGTTCGCCCGGGAACGATTGTCGGTGTCCCCGGACGCGGATGCTGCCGGTTCGGTGATCCCTGCTGACCGGTGGCATGACTGCGCTGATCCCGGCTCGCAGATTGTGGGGCCGGCCGTGTTCGCTTTGGATGCTTCACCGGACGGTGCGTCGGCGTCGATCGCTGTAGCCGGTTCGCGTGCCGACGGGCTCCCTCACGTCGAGGTTGTCGAACACCACGCCCGTACCGGCTGGGTGCCCGCTCGAGCGGTGGAGCTGGTCGGCAAGTGGGGCGGGTCCGTCGCCTTGGACCCGTCCGGTCCTGCTGGTGCGTTGCTGCCTGCGCTTCGGGATGCGGGGGTGTCGGTCGTTGAGGTCAAGACCCGGGAGCACGTCCAGGCGTGCGGCGCGTTCTACGACGCCGTCGTCGAGGGTCGGGTACGGCATCTCAACCAGCCGGAACTCAACGCGGCGTTGGCTGGGGCGGCGAAACGGTCTGTCGGTGACGCCTGGTTGTGGTCGCGCCGGTCCAGCTCGGTGGATATCTCACCGCTCGTAGCGGTCACGTTGGCTTTGACGGCAGCCGGTGCTCCGGCCATAGCCGACTTCTTCACGATCTAAGGGAGGCTCACCGTGACCGCTGTCCTCCTTCTGATCGTCGGCGCGTGTCTGTTGGTCGCTGGTGTCGGCGTCCTTCTGTGGCCTGCAGGGGTGGCCGTGGCCGGTCTGGTGTTGATCGTGGCCGGCTATGACCTGAGTCGTCCGTGAGTGTTCTAAGGGACGCGTTCGAGCGTCGGTCCTTCTCCCCGGTACAGGTCCCGCAGTCGTCGGGTTCATGGGATCAGGGGATGGTGTGGAACTCGTCGGCGCATGGGGTGGTCTCGACCGATCAGTCGATGCGGTTGTCGGCGGTGTTCGCATGCCTACGCCTGCTGTCCGAGGCGGTGGCAACGTTGCCTTTGGACACGTTCCGCCGGGTGGACGGGACACGCAGCGTGTACCGGCCCCGCCCCGAGTACCTGTCGTTCGACCCGCCGCAAGGGTCGAGGATCGACTACCTGTCCCAAGTGATGCTGTCGTTGTTGACGGCAGGTAACGCCTACGTTTACACGCCTCGTAACAGCATGGGGGAACCGCTCGACCTTGTTGTTCTTGACCCGAACCGGGTGCAGGTGGGACGGGTTGACGGGCGGCTCCGGTACCTGTGTGAACGGGTGGAGCTCGACGGCAGCATGGGCGCCGGCGGTGACCTCGTCCACGTGAAGGGGATGTGCCTTCCCGGTGACATGGTGGGGATGTCCCCGATCGCTTACGCGCGGGAGACGATCGGGTTGGGGTTGGCGGCGCAACGGTTCGGTGAGTCGTTCTTCTCGAACGGTGCGCTGCCCGGGGCGGTCATCGAAGCACCCGGGGACATGAGCAGGGAGGCGGCGGAACGGTTCGCTGACTCATGGCATGACCGCCACCAGGGGATCGGCGCAGCGAACAAGGTTGGGGTGTTGACCGGTGGGGCGAAGTTGACGAAGGTCACGGTCGCCCCGAACGACGCCCAGTTCCTTGAGACCCGCGCGTTTCAGGTGCCGGACGTGGCCCGCATTTTCGGTGTTCCCCCGCACCTGATCGCTGACGCGTCGAACAGCACGTCGTGGGGGTCGGGTCTGGCCGAGCAGAACCTGGCGTTCGGGCAGTTCTCGTTGCGTCCGTGGGTGGACCGGATCGAGGACGCCCACGACCGGCTCCTGACCTCCCACGGTCTGCGTGACGTGTTCGTGAAACTGAACATGGATGCCCTGCTCCGGGCGTCGTTGAAGGACCGTTACGACGCCTACGCGGTGGGGATCGGGACCGGGTTCCTCACGATGAACGAGGCCCGGGCAACCGAGGATCTGCCGCCGATGGTTGAGGCGGAGGCGACGGACGAGGCGGCCGAGTCTCTCACCCGCCAGTTGCAGCAGATCTACCTAGCGGTCGGGACGGTCATCACGGCGGATGAAGCACGGGAGATCCTGAACCGGAACGGTGCGGGTCTTGTCGGCCCCGCCCCAGAGAAGCCTGAACCTCCCCCGCCGCCGGACATGCGGTCGGAGCCGGTGTTCAACGTGACCACCCCGGACGTCCATGTTGATATCGCCCCCCCGAGCATCAACGTGACAGTGGAGCCGCCGCCGGTCCCGAGCGTGACGGTGGAGGCTGCACCCGCCCCCGAGGTGACGGTGAACATGCCGGAGCAGCGGGCCGTGAACAAGACCATTACCCGAGACGCCGCCGGGAACCTGGCGACCATCACTGAGGAGTTCGTCCCGTGAGCGAAGCGAAAGGTAAGGCGACGGTGGTCGCGAAGGTGACCCGCGCGGACGGGACGGAGGAAACGTTCGTGTCTGACGACGTGACCGTCACCGACGCTTCGGCGTTCGTGAAGCTCATGGACGGGCTGAAGAAGAAGGGGAACAGCTGATGGCGATTCTGACTACCACCGGCAAGCAGTGGATCGTCGACAAGATGCGGGGCACGGTCGTCACCTCCCAACAGTTCGTGGCGTGGGGTACGGGCGCTGCGGCCGAGGCTGTCGGGAACACGGCGCTTACGACCCCCGCAGCGGAGTCCCGCACCACGGGGACGATGTCGTCGCCGTCAGCGGCCCTGTACCGGGTGGTCGGAACGATCACGTCGGCGTCGACGCAGACGATCACTGAGGTCGGCCTGTTCGACGCTTCGACGGCGGGCGTGATGATGATCCGCGCCATCTTCACCGGGGTCCCGATGGTCGCAGGTGACAGCATCGCTTTCACCCTGGACCTGACCCAGACTTGAGCCGTGGCTGTCGACTGGGCACCAGCGGCCACTGCGATGGCAGCGGGCTACATCGTCGAGTTAGCGCTCGACTCCTCCGTCGATCCGATCGAGCCGACGGTCGAAAGCGCCCAGTCGTACATGTATGAGCGGGAACCTTCGATCAACTGCTCGTACGGGTTCGCCGCGGACCCGGACAGTCTCGCCTGGCGGTTGAGGATGGTGCCGGTCTAGTGCCCCGCACCTCAAAGGCGAGGGTCTTTCGCAGTTCGCAGACCGCACCGAACGCCACCGCGATTCGTGATCTTCTAACAACGTTCGGGGCTGCGGCGAACGACGCTACGAGGGTCTCGTACTCGGCTGGTGGGACTCAAGCACTTAGCCAGTTTTCCCCTGGGGCGACCATCGCTCCCAACGGTGTTTATCCAGGGGTTAACGCCGCTCCGGCGTTGAGTTTCGGTTGGCGGGACACCGTGGCGGAGAACGACTCCGAGCAGGTCACCTACGACGCTGGGACATGGACGTTTCGTGCCCGACTGTCAAAGACCGGGCAGCTCGTCGCAGCGAATCAGGATGCTCAGGTCATCTTCATCGTCTACCGGACCGACAGTTCAGGCAACGTAGGGGCTAACCAGGAGATTGGTAGAGCCAATCTCATTACTACAATCTCGGCTTCCCCTGCGACCGTCGCTATTTCGTTCACGACCGGCTCGCCAACGGTAGTTCCGGCAGGCGGGAAGATTCGTGTCGACGTGTTCGTGCAGACACATACGGCGAACATACCTGCCGCTCCCGTTGCAGCGGTGTCCGTCATCTTCCTTGTGGACGAGTCAGACGCTAACTCGGGGTCGTCGATCTCGTCGATGCCCGGCTACCAGATCCAGTACGTTCGTTCTCAGTCGGTCACGGCCGCAGCGTCGGCGGCGATGGCCCGCAATGTGACGGCGTTCCGGTCGGCTGTTACCACGGCCGTCGGGTCGGTGGCCCGCATAATCGCCCTGAGTCCGATACCGAAGGTCGTCACCGCCGTCGGGGTGCCCGCTATCCGTAAGTCGGTGGGGTTGCTCGCCAAGACGGTGTCCGTCGTCGGGTTAACCACCGTCCGCAAGGGTGTCGCTCTGATCCCGAAGGTGGTCACGGCGACCGGTACGGCAGCGATGAGCCGTCGTGTGGTCGCTTCGAGGGTGTTCACTACCGCGGCAGCGGGGGTCGCAGGGTTCGCTCGAGCGTTGATCTTCGGCCGCCAGTTCACGACCACCGCGAACGGTGCCCCATCCGGCCGGCTCGATCTGCCGATGACCGCGTTGAACCGGATCATCCCCGCCGCCGCCACTGATTGGCCGTTGAACGCTCCGACGAAAGCGATCGCTGGGGTCACCCGGAACTCGGCCGGCGCTGTGGTCGTGTCGGCGACCGTGTATCTGATCCGTCAGGTTGACGGGGTGCGGGTCGCTTCGACCACGAGTCATGCGACGACGGGCGCCTACTCGTTCGCCCGTGGCACCGACGACCCGTACAACTACAGAACGCTTGCGGTCAAGGCGGGAAGCCCGGAGATTCACGGGGTCACGGATCTGCTCGTCCCGGCGTAAAGGGGTGCCGAGGTGAGTAACGACCCGTACCTGCACGCAGGACTCACACCCTCCACCGACATCGAGCTCTACGCCTCGGAGGCGGCGGGTGGCGGAACGACGACCCCGGTCGACGTCTCCACCACCGCAACGGCAAGCGTCTCGGTGGCTCGCACTGCCGGCCTGGCCCGCCAGTTCGCTGTCACCGCCACTGGTGTC